ATTAATTTTTTTAAATAAATTTATAGTAATTCTGACATTTCAAATTCTATTGTGATTTGGTCTAATGCGACTCCATCAATATTAACGTTGTAAAATACTTCTTTTAATACTGCTACTGCGTCTCCGTTACGAGCAAAAACGCCACCATGTTCTACAGCGAATTTAAATACCATGCCAGGTCCCACTAGTGTAGGGGCTAGACCTGTTAAGTCTACCGGAATTGGGTCATTCATAATTACAGGCTGTGAAACTAGATTAATTAAGTTACATATATCGTCAAAGTTTTGTTGTGACTGATCTAAAATATTACCTGTCGCTGTGATATCTAATTGCTTTAGATAAATGGTATAAAAGTTTAAGTTGCCAGATAAGTTCTCTCCAGAACTTGCTGTTCCATGTACTCTTGCCATTTTATTTCTCCAATATTATTAAGTATATTTATCTTTATTATATTATGAAGCGTAACCAGAGGTTCCTGATGAGAAAACTCTTTTTGTAGATAGATTACCGATTAATGTAGCATTTCCGCCAGTTGCAATAACTCTTTTGTCGATATCATTTCTTGCTCCAGTATGGACGTTACCATTGGCATAACCGCCCATAAAGATAACATATGTTTTGTCAGACATAGCACATCCACCGCTTCTGGCTCTACTTATACTACCGCCGCTAATTGCTGTACCGCCTGTATCATATGTAACTGCAGTAATACCACTGTAAACTGTATTATAATTAGCGTGGCCACCACCTGCCCATAAACCATGAGTATCATCTCCAGCAGCACATGGCCTTGTAGCATCTCTACCTAGATTACCAAAATTAGTGGCAGTACCAACTGTATCATAAATTACATAATAACATCTTTGTGTTCCACCATAATCATCTTGGTGAGATCCCATACCGGATAGACCTTTGGTATCATTTCCTGCCATAGCATCGTCTGTTACAAACTTAGTTGGTAGATCGGCAAAGTGTTGAGTATTGCCACCCGTAGCTAATGCCATCCATTCGAACTTATTATAGCGATCAGCGTTATTACCTCTCCATACACCACGTATACCATTGCCTGCAGCTGAACCACGCTGTGCATCATTATTTGTAAGACTATCACCAAATGATGAGGAATCGCCTCCTGTAGGAATTGACCATTTATGCATTGAAGTGCCACCAGCTGGCATTACAGCATAAGAACCTGTAGTAACAGCATGATCTCCAAATGCTGCCTGGGAAGTAAGATTTGCGTGTGATGTTGTAGATATATCGGTAGATATATTAATAGAGTCTACAGATGATCTTGCTGCTGAATCCCAACCGCCTGCTACTTGTCCTAAAGCACCGGCCCACGTAGCAGGAGCAAACTGCACCGGAAGAGCATCTAAGTCATCTGTTAGTTGACTTAAATCTGTTGGGAGTTCAGACATCAATGCCACTGGGTGTCCCCCAATTGTAGCCCCATCGTGTAATACAAGAGTTTTTCTTTCTGTATCATATGTGATTTCACCTTGAGCACCGGTGAAAGTTTCGTGTTGTGCTGTTGTGCCACGTCTAAATTGAATTTTGAAGGTTGACATGATTATTTCTCCCAAAAAATCTTCTATATGTATTTATCAGATTATAGGCATAAAAAAAGACCCAATACTAAGTATTGGATCTCTTTTGTCTGGGGGGGTTAATAACGACTTAGTATGTGAAGTCTGTTACTGTGTAACCTGCACCTAGTGCTGTTTGTAGGCCTGATGCATCCCATGCGCCATTGTTTTCAACTGCGATACGTGCGCCGCCTGCACCTAGAATTACTACAGTTGCACGTGTGCCAACTGTTTCTACTAGATGTTTTACATCAACTGCTGCTGTATGAGCAACTTCGAAGTGTACTAGTGAACCTGTTAGGAATTGACCTGCGTCATATGATTCGTGTACTTTTGCTACCATTTTATTTCTCCTAAAATTTTTCTGTGAGATATAACATCTCTATACTTTTATTTATCTTTTTTTTCTATTTCTTGAGCCTTGGCTGATAGTCTGGTTTAGTTTTTATTGGATTACTATATGTAGTTTTTCCCATTTGTTTACCTAATCTACCAGCACCATAAATCGCACCTGCGATTGCTGCTCCCTTTACAATAGGATTATTCCAAATTCTTTTCTTTTTATCTTTACTATCATCAACTTTAAAGTTACCACGCTTCTGGAACTTTAACAGTGCTTGCATCATTTCACTTCTAGGTGCTTTTGATCTCATAAACTGCACCATACGTGTTACTACTAACGCACGTTGATTTTGATTTAGATTATCCCAATCACCTACTAGTCTGCGCATTGATTTAAGAAGACCATCCTGTACATTAAATTGTCTTTGGAATCTCATAAGCATTTTTTGTTCATAATTTGAATTACTTTTACTAGCACCAATGTGATTTAGATATTGTATGACATCAGTTCTCATAGGTTTGATACGAGACATGGCAATTTGATCTTTTTCATTATCATATTCTTGGTCTTTGCCCATTAATCTGTTTAATGCTACGTATAAATCAGTTCCACTTGTTCTGAATGTATCAAAGTTCTTAAATGCGGCAGTACGAGTAGCATACTCTTTGGCTAATGGAGCATAATCGTAATCTTTATTGAAAACATTCAGCATCATTAGATACATAAAAGATAAATCTGCTGCGTCATCTACATTTACACCACTAGCTACCTTTTTATTTCTAAACAATCTACTTTCTGTAAGTTCATTAACAAGCTGTAGTTTACTTTTCTTTTCTTCTACACTGTGTCCGCCATACATAGCAGCCCACTCTTGGTTTGTATATTTTTTATCAGTCATGTTTTGACTCCAATATCTTTGCTAGTTCAATAATTTTATCACTAGCATATGTTTGAAAATATCTAGGCGCAAAGCTGTGTATGAACAGAGCAATTTCTGCTTTTTTCAATTGAATTAAGAACCACCAAGCAAAACGAAAGTGCTGCCAACGTGTCATCTTTACTTCTTCTAAATGTGCTTTACACTGTTTACTAAACATATCAATCTCTCGGCGCAAAGTTTGCTGCGCTAAACTCTAATCTATCTACAATTTTCATAGCACGACCAACATGGTCCACAATTACAAATCCTTCTGGATCTGTAACTTTAAATGAACCGTCTGGTTGCTCTATAAAACTATCAATTGCTTTGATGTCACGCATTTTACGTTGGAACATCATTTTTACGGCTTCTGTTTTCAGATAAGCACGATACATATTAGCAATAACACCTTTGTTCTGTTCAATATACTGAGAAACTTCAGATTTTGCTACTAGTTTCGCTTGTCCTGCTTTACCTTCAGGTCCAGTTTTTAGCTTTGATATATCAGTATCAAATTTATCTTCTAATTTTTGTATAAAGTCAGATACAAATCTGTCTGCGTCTGCTTGTAGTGCTTGTCCGGACCTAATAGGTGCGTTGGCGTGCGATTTCAGTGCTGTGATCAAATCTACACCGCCTACTTTTTTGTTAATAACATCAAATGCTTTCACATCTACATTCATAGATGCTAATTCTTTAATGGCTGCTCTGATTACTGCGCTATCTGATTTATCTAACTGTACTTGACCAGATACATCTTTAATTCTAGCATCTGTAAACCATACATTTGGAGATTTACGCAATGAACTTGCGTCAAAACCAAACTTTGCGCTCATATCTTCAATAGAGTCACCTTCATAGCTTGTATGGAATACAATACCTATTTCTGCTGCTAACATTTCACGTGCTGTTTCACTATCAGCGGGTACAACGTATGTAATTGTATTTGGTTTGAATGCTAAATGCTTTTTGCCGTCAATATTAACAGTTTTTAAATCACTTTTAGTAAACAATAGATCACCTTGTAGTACACCTTTAATACCTAAGTCTTTAAGATGTTCTAATGATGAAGAAAGTTTATCACGTAATCCTTGTTTACTAACTGCTTCACCTTTATTCGTTGTATCTGGATGATTTGTCTGAATATCTTCAGGTGATTTGTTAAGTTTCGCATTTTTAGCGAATACACCTTTTGTACCTACAAAGAATTTACCATCTGCAGGATCAATACCACAGAATACAGCGGGCGAACCGTCCCATTTTGTAGTTACAGCATCGCCTCCACCAGCGCCATCAAGTGTATCTAGTAATTTAGAAAATGTACCTACTACACGCTTTATTCCTTCATCGCCATACATAAAAACAAGTTCTTCAGCATGGTCAAGGTGTGTGTTTTTTGCTTCTGTTACTTCTTGTGTGGCGTCTAAAAGACCTTTCATACGCTGATGAAAACCTTTTTGTTTTAGGCGTGGTTTACGAGGGCCTCTAAATCTACGCTCTCTGCCTTTACCTAATATAATCTCACTAATCTTCATTTACTCTTCCCAAAAGGATCCTCACCAGTTAATGTTGGTCGTGAGAACCATAATTTAAACCATTCAGGAGTACCAGGTTGAATATTATGCTTACGCTGATATTCACCTTTTTCCGTGCCAGTATGAGATTGATTTTCTTGGGATGTAGAAGGGTCATCAACCTTATAAGGTTGATAAATTCCTGCTAATACTTTTAACTGTTTAAGCTGCTGTTCAAAATCCATTAATCATCAACACTGTTCATGCCTCTCTTAAATTTACGAGGGTCTTTAGCACGGATACTATTCACCAAACGCTTTTTTAAGTCGGCTGCAGTGTCTTCATCAAAATTACTTTCGATAAATTCTATTAAATTGATTGCACCTGCAATAATATGTTCACCCTTTTGTTCAACTAAACGTTTATTATCTCTGTCATAAGATATTGAGTTTAGTTCTTCAAATAAACTTTTACGTTTCATGCGATAAATCTCCGTTATCTGTATTTATCACGTTTCGTCAAAAGCGGAGCGACTTTTAGTTTTAAGCATTGCTCTTAATGATGAAGCAGCATCAGTTTTTTCAAAAACTGGTTCATCATCTTCTTGTTTTTTAGTTATTGTCGTCTTTTTTCGTAGCGTGTCTACTACATTCAAAGTATTTGATATTTGATCTCCATCATCAAATCCTTCACTAGTATCATCTGAGATACGTAGACTATCCCTATCAAATACAAGATTGATTTTACTACCAACACCACTAGATGAACGAGTTTTTAGAAGTTGAAGTTGATATTGACCACGTTCACGCATAGCATTTGATGTAAAGATACCAATAACGTTATCTGCTGTTTGAATTTTAGAGATACCACCTGCGATATGTGAGTGATCGAATTCAATTTCTTCGACCGCCGAACGGTTCAACTGTGATGCTGTTACAGTTACACACTGTGTTTCCATTGAAAAGTTTCTAACTTCTTCAGTTACATATTTGTCTTTGATAAACAGATCGCCTGCTGCTACTTTTTTAGTTGCTGGCATAAGCAAATCCAAATAGTCGATACAAATACAATCAATTTTCTTGCCAGTCTGAATTTGAAGTTCTTTCAAGTAAGAACGTAGATCATTGACTGTTGATCCAGATGGGAGATATTTGATGCGTAGCATACCAGACTTTTTGCCCTTCGCCTTGACTTCTAGTTCAACATCATCTAGTTCTTTGAAAATGCGTTTTGTACTGCGATCCGTCTGCATAGCATACATACGCATACTTGAAAGTTCTTCACTAAGTTCGAGTGTAAAGTAGACACAATTCATCCCAGCCTCGGCCCAGTTCAGACTCATATTTTGCATGAATAGGGATTTGCCTGCCCCAGAACCACCTGCGAAAATCGTAATCTCCCCACGATTTATGCCACCATACAACTTATCATCAAGAGCTTTCCAACCAGTCGTAATCTGACCGTTGTTATCTTTCATGCGCTCCAGAACACCTCTTGGATCTGCATAATAATCAGTACCCAAAGAACGTGCTAGTCCAGTCTGAACCGCCTCTTTAATTCTAAGTTCTACTTCACCATATTTTCCAGACTCTAATAAATCAGCACTATCGATAATAGCCTTCTCAATAGCCTTGTGTCTGCAAAATGTCTCGAATTCGTCTACAAACCAGTCTTCGTGCTGGGAGATGTTGTCCAACTTCTCTATACTGTGGCCTGTCTCTGCTTTAATCATAACAGTATCAGGCAATGTTGAATATTCTTCACTGTAATCTACAAGTTGCTTAACCACAGGACGGATTCCGCGGTCGAAATATTCAGGTTTGATAATACCCCGAACCCTTGTATAGAGTTCGGGGTTTGTAACCATGAATTGTACGAATAGTGTTTGTAAATCGAGGCTATAATTTTTTACTTCTGACATTCTTCTACTATATCAAAAAGGGTTGCGTTTGTCAACTAGTAAGTTTGAATGATGTGGTCTGCGATACCATGCTTAACTGTCTCTTCGGGAGTTAACCACATATCACTTTCTGGTAGCAAGTATTTGCGAATATATGCTTCACTCTTACCTGTACATTTCTTATAATGGTCTAACATACGTTCTGTTGATAGTTCAAACTCTTTTACAATAGACATTAGTTCGTGTTCTTTACCACGTGAACCCCAAGAATATTGGTGTGACATTACGCTTGTGTTTTGTGTGATATAACGATGCCCTTTTTCACCAGACATCATTAGTAGTACACCACATGATGCAATCATACCCATACCATATGTATGTACTGGTATTTTACTTTGTTTAATTGTATCAATTAAATGTAACGCACTGTTTACTGCACCTCCCGGTGAGTTAATATACAGATGAATTACTTCTGGGCGCTGCCCCTCAGGTGACATATTGTATTCCATAATTGCTCTCACTAGTGGCATACAGTTTTCCTGATTGAATTCTTTGTCCATGAATAGTACGCCGTTCTCCCATAAAATCTCACCTGGCTTTTTAGGTTGAGGCGGCATTTGTGGAGCCGGAGGAGGGGGAGGAGGAGCAGGTTGTTCCTTTGGAGCAGGGATGATTGTTACTTCCTCTTCCGGCTTTTTAGTTTTTGCCGGTGCCTTCTTTGCCGGTGCTTTCTTTTTTTCTGGTTTTTTTGCCATTTAGTTTTCCTTATCCTAATCGCATTCGTACATTTATTTTTGTACTATTACTTATTCTGCCATCAATTATACTTTTTAGTGTATATAATTTACCATATTTATTAACCGCATCTGCTGCGTCTTTTATATCGTCTTCCCAATTTGGAAATGATACACTCCATCCATTTTCTATTGCTTGTTTAATAAGGCGCTCACCTGCTTTGTCTCTGTCTGGAGAAACTATAACTTCTCCTTGAAACTGATTGATATAATCAATCTGAGCAGGTGAGGCCTCGTTACTCATTACACCTACACCGTCTAAACAAGCAGCGTCTATAACTCCCTCAGTGACAATGAGATACCGTTTATTTCTCTTTACAGCATCAACATTGTATAAAAAGTTCTTGGGCGACTTGTTCATATACTTAGCTTCAGACTTTCCCGTGAAGTCTCTACCTGTGTAACCAACTATTCTGTCACCTTGCCAAAACGGTATAATAACTCGGTTTCTAAAGACAGCGTGTGGCGACCAGTATGCGTCAATATAATCGTAGATGCCTCTATCTATTAAATACTTCGCACCCATAATAACACGTTCATCGGGCGCATCTGTATTTAGAATATTATCTAAACTGTCTGCTCCTTCAGGTAGTTCACAGTCTGTAAAAGTTGGAACACGTGTTGGTTGCGTCTTATTTATAAAAAGTGTAGGACCATCTACTAACTCTTTATCTCTGATTGCATCAAGTTGAAGTCGTTTGATATCACTTTCTGGTATACCAAGATTACGCATTAGCAGCAACATCTTTTTATTCAACACTCTACCACGTTTATGTGAAGCCTTGAACCCACAATTAAAGCAGTGATATGAGATACTTTCATCATCGTGTCTGATACCACCACGCATACGTGTGTCATTACGTGCTTCACCATTATCAACACAACAAGGGCAGTTGAACGAAAGCCAACCGCCACTTGCCATTCTACGTTGATGTGGAAGTGCATTATATAAAGATTGTTGTAGATCCATAGTTATAATATATCAGTTTTATGAACGGTTGTCAATCTCTATGCTACGTCTTTATCTGCATATTCTGAATATTGATTAAAAACATACGACCAAAGTTCACTAATATTTTTTACATCATTTGATAGTTTACCGTAAACAGCACCAAAACCTATAGAAGATGCATCAGATTTTATTATATCATCTTTTACAAAGCAATCTTTCATCATATTTTCAACATGCTTGATTACTTTTTGCGTTGATAGATTTTGTATGATTGTCGCTTTCCATTTGCGACCTGCATACTTACCCGACTGAATACGAACTTTAGGGTCCCGAGTGATACAAATGTATCCCAATTCTGTCAAAACTTGAATCCATTGTTCATACTCTGTACGAACAATATTTTTATCTACGACACCAAGTTCAACATACTCTACATCCCAATCTTCTTTTTTTGTACTTGATATTACACGTAAAAAAGAAGTTGTCGCTGCACATTGTCCTGCGTCCTTACCGGATAAGGCGTAAGATGCTTTTGAAAAAGCATTTACCACATTGACGTTTACTTCTGGATTTTCTTGTTTAGTGTTCCAAATGTGAAAGAGTTTCAGTTTTTCATTTTTAAATATAGCAAACGTAGTTTTCTGTTCCATTTGCGTAAACCTTTCCTTTGATTACATATATAATATAGTGTGATTCGCTATATCTGTCAAGAAAAATCGAAAATATCTTCTTCTACATCATCTACCATATCTTTAATACGGCGTTCACTGATATCAATATATTCTTGTGTCAAGTCCATACCGATATACGAGTGACCTAAACGTAGTGCCGCAATACCAGTACTACCACTACCATTAAACGGATCAAGAACTACCGAGTTTGGTCCAGGTGCGTATACATTAATCAACCAACGCATCAAGTCAATAGGCTTTGGTGTAGGATGTGTATTATATTCACCACGCTCTTTACGTGTGACACGAGGAGCATAGAAATACTTTTGATGTTCTGCTATGTCAAAGTGTCCTACTATATTGCTTGGATAACGACCATCTGGATTTGCGTTTACACGCTCAGTTTCTTGTTCTGTTGACTTAGTAACATCACTACCGAATGCTCTGCGTTTGGCACCACCGCTTACCCAACCAGTCGGTGGCTTGCCCTCCCAAGGAACACGATTATCATCAATATTGATTGTACCTGTTCCCCAACGTTCTATATTCGCTTTAATTGTTTTCTCACTAATAGGCTTTTGTGCTACAGCAATAGGTTCGTGTGCTGGCTTTAGTTTATTTGCTTTAGCCATCTTAGTTGTAATCATCCATATAACTTGGTCTTTAATATCAAAACCACCGTCTTCCATTTTACACGCCATACGATGATACAACTCAGGTGAACAAAAACTTAATGCCCATCCACCGGGTTTAAGAACACGTAACACTTCTTCCCAAGTAGTATCAGGCGGGACATCTTTATCCCACCCAACACCTGCGATATCCATACCATACGGAGGATCAGTTACAACTAAATCAACTGAGTTTTCTTTGATGTCTTTTAGTAGTTCGACATTATCTCCGCATAGTAAGTTATAGTTCATTAATATTCTCGCTCTAATACGTTATGTTCACACATGGCGCGGTCTTCATGTGTAAAGTAATTTGTCTTTACTGCACCACCGCTCTGAGTATACATTGCCCGCATGTAAAAGTCAAATCCTCTTTTGTCTTCTGACCACTCTGGTAATTGACGCATTTCTGCTAATACTGCTTCATACTTTTCAAGTAAAGTTTCATACATCTTACGCTTTGATGGAGAAACAACATCATCTGCATTAAAGACGGTTGTTGCGTTATATTTTGCTGAACTGAAAACATAAATCACATCGGGCTTAGGTAGCCCACCATTGTACACGGGATAATGACCCTTGCTCGACTTACACTCCACGCTATAACGATTGCCGTTATAATAAACATAAAAATCAGGTGAGTTCTGAATACCATTGGGCTGTGACTCGTATTCCAAGCCGTGCTTCTTCAACAGTTCTTCAACTTGGTTTTCATGTTCTGGGTTATCTTGTGAATTTGATTTGTATGGAAGTTCTAAGCAGTCGGCAAAAAACTTATTCAATGGTCCGTCATTTTTAAGTGTAACGGCATTCACTTCAAATAGTGGTTTATTCATGTTTTATCCTTTATCTGAGCATTTATCGTTCTGACAACTCATTTGTAGAATCAACTTGCTCTTTGATTATTGATATATATAGATTACTATATTATCAAATAAATGTCAAGAATTTACTTGATATGTTTCACTCCAAATTTTGATGTCTTTTTCGTATTGTTTCTGACAAAAGTTTTTCTGACGTTTCCAATAATTCATCTTACGCTCACAGATGTCTAACTCTTTAGATGCACGATGTTTCTCTACAATATCATCACTTTTCATCAGGATGAATTTTAAGAAGAAATAGTTTTCTAAGTGCTTACAAATCATATGATTAGCATTATAGTCTTCTGCGTAAAAAGGTTTCGTTGAACGACGAACTTCGTTATCTTGATAGCATAGAATCATAACATTATCCTCATTTTTGATTACATATTAACATAACACGATTCTCTAATGTGTCAAGACATTTCATACCAATTATCTTCACGTTGCATCATTTGTTCGTAGAATTTTTTATGTGCTTTAATATAGTCAGGTTGATTCATACGCTCATTTACAAAGTCACGTTTCATGAATTCATCACTCATTACATATTCATTGAACAGTTTTGAATACAGTTTTTCGCTGTATGCATCTACATTAAATGCATACTCTCCCCACACACACTGTGCGTCATAGTATTCTTGTAGTGTTAAAATTTGTGAAGTGTGAAGTGATGTAAGAGCAGGTTCAGTTACGATGTAAGCAGGTTTTTGATTGTCTAGCATTTTTGTTATCCTTATTAATGATTACATAATAAAGATAACACGATTCGCTATATTGTCAAGTTTAGTTGCGTAGTAGTATTTTTGAAATTGATCCACTAGTTGCTGTGTATGTAATTCTAATCCAGTTAACGTTAGCACGTACCACATAACCCTGAACACCTGTTTCATTGTTAACAATAATATTTGGATCATATAGTAAAGCAGGTGTTAAATCAAACCAGTCATTATCATTAGTAGACGGCTGAACTGACAAATCACCTTGAATGTTAACTGTACCTGTAAAGCCATCATAGTATATAGCAACAGTGTGTAGTGACTTGGACTTTACTGTATTACCAGAGCCGTCAAATGTTGTTGTCACAAACTTACTACCATCATTAAAGAATGTAGTTGTTTCTTGTGAGTCTTCAAACTCTGGATATACATCATCGATAACTTCAATTGTACCTTTTGCGTTATCATATGTATCAGTGTAAATGATTTGTTCCACACCATCTTCGACAGTGTACATAGCAAATTGATAGAAACCTTCTGGCAGCATAATTGTATCAGCAGTTGGAATAGTTAGGGAACACTGACCACGTAATGCGTTTGTTATATCTGCATATCTGAATAAGACATTTTCACGACTTTCTCTATCATACATTTTCCAGATGATTGTTTTATTTGTTAGATCGATAGGCTTTCTATCAGTATCTTTAATTTTAAATCTAAGAGTATTATCTATACCCTTGTGTAATTTGTGATGTCCGTCATACATTGGCATATTCCCCAGGTAAGTGTTCATAGTAGTGGTACCGTTCCCGTCCTGACACACTACTTCTATTTCTCTGCTATATTGAAATACATTTACATTAATCATACATGTATTTATCTCCCAGAAGCTACTTTTTTATTAAGCATAAATATCTTTATGGATAAAGACAAAGTAGAATGGATACAAGAGAATTACCCTTTTTTCTCTTGCGTCCGCTATGGTAAAAAAGAATATAAAGATTATCTTGGTATTGTAATCAACACCGATCAAATTATTACCTCTATGTATAATTTTGAAGATATTCCTACACCTGAACTTAGAAAATCTTTTATCGAATTAGGTGAACAATGGTGGTGGGAGTCTAATAGACTAATACCAATTAATCTATTTTTAGGATCACAGATTAGTGAATACCGAAATTGGATTTTAAATATGAATTCTAAAGATGTTCAGATATTATGGGGACCTGAAACATCACTAAACAATATAATGCAGAAGCGTATTAAACGCCGTTCTGTTCAACTTGTTCGCAAAATAGATTAAGCTGAACTACAATACTGACCGCATACGCAACAGCGTGTGCTTTTTTAAAATAATAACTATCGTCTTTTGGTTTAGACCAAACTTCACTTTTGATTTTTTCTTTGTTTTCGTTTAGTAGATACCTTTTAGCGGGACGAATGATGGCAAGTACCTCTGCTAGTTCTTCAACACTCTGCGGCTTTAATACCCGCAGTACTTCGATATGATTAGCAACATGTGCTAAGTTCTGTACTACTTCCTCATGCTGAAATAAATCCCATACAGGTTCTTGTTCCATAAGAGAAACAAGGTGTTCTTCGTCACGCACACCATCATACAGTGAGTTATTAAGAAAATCTAGTTTGAAGTAGCCACGTTCTTCTGCTTCTTTGTATTCAATGCTTGCTAGATTAGAAACAGGATCATGTGGTATTTTACTGACATAGACGCCACTGTTATGCTTTGTATACACACCTTTCTTGTTGATAGACGCTGGAACATGACATATCTTGGATAGAACTACATCCCGATCTAATACATCAATATCAATATCAGTTTGATTACTCATTTCCATACCATAATGAACATAGCAGCATCTTGTTCATCTTCAAAATATAAATCACCTCTGTGGGCTACATAATACCCAGAGCAATTTTCATTACACCAATCGATTAACTCTGTTAGTACACCACTGCCGGGTACTAACTCATTTTCAAATTTTATATTCTCTTTAGATACTGGAGTCCATTCTAAGAATTCTTTATTATTGAAGTCACTTAAAAACTTTCTTCTATAATCTATCTTTCCTTGAATGGCTCTTAGTCTATCTAAGCGTTCTCTTACATTACTATGTTTCAGCATTCCCAAGGAAACTCTACCCATGTTTCAACTTCAGTTGGTAATTCAGCACTATAATAATCAGTATCTACAATTGAATTAGGATCCATCATTATAGAAGCAAATCTTACGTTTCCATGCCAAGTTTCTTCCCAAGCAATAGTATCATTCGGCATACAATTAGACTTCCAATCATTCATAATCCAAGCAAGTGCATCTCCGCCACGATTAATATCATCTATTATTAAGATATTCTTTCTTTTCTCATTGTTTGAAGTACAAGAGTTAAAAATATTATCTCTATCTGGTACGTTCACATAACCATAAGCATCTTCTGCCATCCAGCAATTACTTTCAGTATTTTCTTCTAATCCATCTGCTGCTAATTGTACACAAAGTGTGTGCATTGGGATATCTGTCATATGTGATAACATTACTGCTGGAACTAATCCACCACGGGTAATACCTATAATATAGTCTGGTCGCCAATTATCTTTATACATCTGCATTGCTATATCTTGTACAGAACGCTCTACTCTTTTCCAGTCATAAGTTATCAGTTTCATGTGTCACCTGTTTACTAAATCTTCATCATCATCTAATGGTTGTTCACCCAATAGTAATGCTTCGGCTGCTTTATATTGTTCATAAAGACTTTTTAACAAATCATACTCTTCTAATTTTTCAGGATCGGGCCTTAAAATACCTAGATACTTTTCTATTTTATCAAGTCTTTCGTTTGTTACATCTTGCGGTGATTTATAATCATCTAAATTAAATGTTAAATCATCTAAATCAATAATATCATCTGGTAATACAGTAGGAGTATTCATGGTAATTGTAGTACTATCTGACATATCTAACCAATCACCAGTTATATTAATAGTCAAATCATCATTATTCATCTTCAGTTGCCTTTTTTATATTCCAATTACCTTTTTCATCCTCATACCAAACTAATGTATCGCCTTCGTTCCAGCCAAGCTGTTCCAATACTTTTTGAGGTAATTCGATGTATAGT